AGTTGTTGGTCCAGAAGCTCCACAAAAGAATGACAAGTTTGGTATCAAGATTCGAGGTGCCTTTGCGACTCGAGATGAAGCCGCGAACCACGCAAAGCGTCTTCAAAAGGAAGATCCAACCTTTGACATCTACGTTGTTGACATGTACAAGTGGCTCTTGATCCCACCAGACCCCACGAAGATTGAGGATGTTCACTATACCAATGAAAAGCTTCAAGAGATTATGAGTGGATACAAGGAGAACCAAGCCCAGGCAGCTCGTCTATTCAACGAACGCAAGCAATCCATGATGGAAGCGAAGGATTACATTACCCCAGGTGATGAAAACTCCAGGTATTACACCAAACCAGATGAAGCTCCAGTCAGCCACCCAGCAGAAGTCTTGGAGCGCCTCAAGAAGGAGAAGCCAGATACTCCAATGGAGGAACTCGTCAAGGAAGCTGATGCCATTGTTTCCACTGAAATGGAAGAGCGACGTAAGAAGAGAGAGGCTGACGCGGCGTCCACAGATGCCAAGATTGAAGAGACTAAGGAAGAAGATGGTGAACCAGAAGTCTCTTCAGCCTAAATTAAATATTCGTTAATTTTAGAACAAAATGTGGAAAATAATTTTAACCATAATTTTGACAAGTGCGTTCTTTATTTTGTTTTTTGAACCAAGTAAAAAGGTGGTTTCAGAGAACAAAAGTAAGCCATCGACATCAACAGCTACGGGGTTCATTGAGGATTCGCGAGAAGTATTTAAAGTTGGTAAATATCCATATGATATGATGGATTCAAAATACATCTATGGGGACATTGGTACTTTCACAGGATACTCAAGCGTACCGGAGGATCACTGGTTGCATGGTTTTCCCCATGAAAAACCCCAATAGAAAGACGGCAAACGCCACAATCCACGTCGTTTTGTCTATACTTGAAATAAAATCTGTCTTTTCCATTGGAAATTGTTGTTGTGGTGGATACATCATTTCGGGAGGTTGAAAATAGTATTGTTGTTCATTTATTGGTGTACTATCTTCATTCTTCTCTTCCTCACTCTTAATGAATGGATCGGTTGATGGATCATATTCAATTGGATTTCCGATATCAGTTTCCATTTTTTAATATAACCCCTGTTTTTTTTAAGCGTCTTCTTCCTCACTTTCACTTGCTTCATCGTCATCCACGACAAAATCTTTGAGGCTACCCTCATCGTCGTCATCTTCACTATCATCATCTGAGTAATATTCTTCATCTGTATCTATGTCTGAACCAATATCAGAATCATGTTCTTCGGGGGAATAATCATCTTCAAAAACGGTTTCTTCGGGTTGATACAGTTCGGGTTTCTTTATCTGTCTACCGGATCTCGTCCTGGTTTGCACCATTTAATTATTTAAAGCTGTTTACTTTTTAAGTATCTTTCTTATTAAGAGCTTCTTTGACACTACCACTGAGTTCATGCGTTCTCGCGGTACTCTTTTTACAAATTGGACACTTCTGAGTAATTTTACCACCCTTGATGACATATGACATTGTACAGTCCTGGTGGTCACCCTTAATCGTTTCACAATATGTTGAAGTTGTGAGGGCTGTGAAACCACCTTTCTGTTGCGTGATACTTACAATACGAGTCCCTTCTGGACACTTCATACATCTGTGCATGAAAGACTCAAGAGGACCCTTCACATCACTCTGTTTAATTTGGGGTTTCTCTTCAAACTTTTTGATTTCTGGACACTTTTTGAGTTCCTCCTTCTTGGGGTACAACTTTTTAACCACTTTTGGGGGGAGAGTATGCTTGCGACCATAAAAGTCTTTGCAGAAACCATCACGTCTTCCCCGAATTGTCTCACAGCGACAGAAACACTTTTGAGCGATACAAGAACCACTGATATGAAACCACACGTGATTGGAGCTATGTGCTCTCTTGAGGTTCTCACAATATTTGGAATTGGTTGAGACGAGATAGGTCTCCTTGTGTTTGAAAAGTTTTGTCACCACGGAGGTGGATTGCCCCTCCATATTCCTCTGTACAAAGTCTTCAATGAGACCCTTGAGCTCGTCATTCTCAATTTCATCTCTCGTCTGAGCATCTGTAAAGGAGCCTTCCTTAATGACAGATGAAGGAGGTTCCACAGCGATGTGCTGTGGCTCGTCCGTCCGAATCGATGACATTTTAAGAATATCCAAGTTTGGTCCCGAATCAATCTTTGTCAATTTACTGAGTGGACCATGGTTATAGATAAATAGGGGTAGATAGGCAACCTGTACAACCTTACCCTTTCCATGACACTCTGGACACCCCTGACCACCACATGGACTGTGCTTTGCCATCTTGTGAGACCACGGCATACGGAAACCACTCCCCTTGGACTTTCTACGAACATCGCCATAGACTGCTGCGTCCACAATTTCATTCCAGTCCGTACCACCTTTAGCCTTTGAGAGTGCTACAAGGATGTGTTCCCTGAGAGCAGTGGCCGATGACTGATCCACGACGAACCCCGGCCAATTGAGGTGGACACCAGTCTTTGTGTACTGTCCGACGGTCTTTGGTGGTGACACAGAGACGAGACAGTCCTTTCCACCGTGACGTTTCACTTTATCACAAATAATCTTACAGATATCCTGAATTTCATCAAGGGTAAGGGAGCGTGTATCCTTGTAATCGATATCCACAAAGAAGTTGTACCGAGGACTCTTCTGTTCAACGACAAAGAGTTTTTCACCGGACTTCACAGCTTCTATATACTTTTCGTGAAACTCATTCAATTTATCAAATGGCACGGAAAGGACACCACCGTCCATGAGCACATGTGATAGATTGGTTGCATTATTAAACTTTTGTTGTGTACACCACTTTTTAAACATACCTTTGTATCGCGTCTAACCTCTAAACCACCTCATGACAGAAACGTCTCTGTATTCTTTAGGTGATTCTGCCAACTCCTTCTTTATAACAAGGAGTTCATAGACCTTTTTATCTTCATTTTCCTTTATCCACTCCTCAACTTCCTCTTTACAGAGTCCCCTGTTCTTCTCAAGGAGCTCTCCAATCTGCATTAAAATGTAAGCTTTTGACTTCATTCTATTTTATAGAGAATGTTTTTCTATTGAGGGAAGTCACACACGAATAAAACTCTGGATTTTTGAGAACGTTGTCCACAATGAGTTTCCACCTCTTACGGGTATTGAACTCTTCGAGGGTATCAAAACTCATGTAGTCATTCTCATCAAAAGTCTTTTTTATTGGTTGTTTATTGATTTTCTTTAGGTTAGTCTTTTGTTTCTCTTCGTAAAACTTTCGTACGAGTGCCTGTTGTTGAGGCTTGGTATAGTCTACGAAAAAGATAAATACATTGTACTCCAAGTCCACTGTGGGGCTTTCCTTCACAGTAAACTTGAATTCTGTATACTCACCATTCTTGAGGGCAACCGTACCCCTGGTCTCTTCCTCAAGTTCCCTAAGAGCACAGCGGAGAGGGTTAAAGATCTCTCTCCGCCTGCATCCACCTGTCACAAATATCCAATCCTTGAAGCGCCGATCTCTCACCGTGAGAAACCGGGGCTTGTCATCAGCAAAGCTGACCGGTATCGCTATAGCTTTGTATTTTTTCATTGCGCATTCGCAAGTTATAATAAGCGGATATGTTTATTCCTCCTCTTTTTCTTCAGCTTTCTCTTCAGTTTCTGGTTCTGATTCCGATTCTGGTTTCGGCTCTGGAGCACTGAGACGGTGTACGAGATGGGCTGAGAAGTTCTTGAGGCTTTCAACATCCTGCTTCGCCTTATTCATTTCCTTGAATAGGAAGATAACACCAGCAATCGCCACGATTGTAGCGATCATCATAAGAGTTTCGCGGTCCATTGGAATCATTATGGTTTAATTGCGTCCCTTCTTTTTAAGTAAGTGCTCCCATATGTGTTCGGCCTGCTGGAGGGCATTCGTAGGGGCTCTGAGCAAATTGTACGGCTTCGTAATGCGTAGGTTCACAGGATCTTTGAGTTGGTGGTGTGGGTACACCAACATACTTTTCAAGTGTCCTGGATTTTGGATCGTACGTCAATACAAAAACGATGGCGAGGAGGAAAACTATGTTCCACATATGTTTTACTAATTAGTTAGAATATAAAAGGCCGCCCATACCATTCTCAATGCGGAGAACGTTGTAGTTCACAGCGTAAATGTCCTTGTCGGAGTTCGCGGTATCATTGATAATACGAGCCGAGTCGAGACGAGAGAAGTTGAGGGAACCGGTTGGTTGAAGCTTCGCGGTGTCCAAGCAGAATGGGTACACAAACAACTTGGTACCACGCTCGTTATTGGCGTTGGTAGTGTGGTAGTAAAGTGGCACACTGGTGAAGTTTGGATCCGCAAACTTGTAGTCAGAAACATCAGTACCATTGATTTGAAGCTTAAGCTTGTTACCAGCAGTGCTTACCATAGTGACGTTGGTAGCATCACCCGCGGCCAAGTACTTCACTGGGTGGTTGAAGTTGAGTTCTTGAATCTTGGTGCCAGAGGCAATCGCCTTTTGGACTTGGGTAATGATCATGTTTTGTGGGTTGGAAGCGAAGAACTCACGCTCTTGGGTATCCAAGTACGCATAGTTCGCGTAGATTTCCCACTTGCTCGCGGCCGCAACTGAACCCCAAGTGATACGGAGTTCCACGTCGTGGTACTGGAGAGCAATGAGTGGGATGGCGGATTGCCAGTTTTCACAGAAAAAGAAGCGGAGTGGGTAGAACTTGGAAGAAGTTGCACCGTCATAGAGGCTGCCACCGAGGGACTTGGAAGAGTTACCCGCTGAAAGAGCTGGAGCAATGAGAGTGGAATAGGTGGAGTCCTGTTCATCAATGACTTGACCACCCACAAGGAGTTCAACCTTGCTGATCACACTGGACCAGTTCGTGGTGAAAGTATTTGCAGAGGAGCCATCACCTTGGATTGGCATGAAGTAGACATAGTTGAGGAGATCCCCCTTGCGCTCGAAGCGGATGGTGGACATACCGTTGTTGGCAACATTCCCCTGGATCACTTGACGTTCCACAGTTTGGGCAAAGTTAGTGTGGCGCTTGTAGGTAGAGCGGAAAAAGCTGATTTCGGGCGAGCCGACGAGGTGCGCATCCTGAGCACCGACAGCAACAAGTTGGGCGATACCACCAGACATTTTATATTATAGTGAGAGTTTTTTTTAAGTGGGAACGAACTTTAGAAACCTTTGGGTTGGGTTTGTAAAGTTTGTGAAAAGAGGAGTACGAATGACTGTGTCACTTGGGACTACGTATTCTCGAGGGCATCCGCCTTGATGTGGAGCTCCGATGCCCAGCTTATCGTTGGCGAAGATCTCGTGCACCCTCGCGGAGAGGCGTCCCCGCGAATCTCAAAGGTCTGTAGGAAGACATTTAATATTGGAAGGAATTTTTCTAGCAAACCGGGACACGGTTCGGTTTGGAAGAAAACGTAGGAGCTATTGAGGGGCTTGGGGCCAAACAGGATTTTCTGGGTCCGTCGTGTTGGCTGGGAGGTCCCGAAGGGCCTGTCGGTAGTCGAGCCACGCCTGTTTAACCTCCTCGGTGGCGTGGGGCCAGTCAGGGATAACATAAATATCGGAATCTCTGAGCAAAATATTCCTTTCTCTTCGTATTGTGTTCATTCGTATTTCTCGTATTATTTTAATCTCTTCGTCTATACATTCTTCATAGGTTGGTTTTTCAGTTTCAGTGTCTGTCCATTTAATAGAATCGTAATCTATATAAGTCGTACCAGGTGTGATAAAACAATTTGAAGTTGGTCTAATTTTATCTAAAACTTTCCGAAGACCCGTCGCGTTTATCATTCTTGTCTGAGATTGGCTTTCCATTTATATATTTACAGATATTTATAAATTGTGAAAACCGAACCAGCCGCGATCGCGGTATTTGGATATGTATCGAATTTTAATTTAGTTACATTTACGTTT